TACTTTGCTTTTGTGATCTTTGATTGCAACCATGCTTCCAACTGCATGTCATCAGCCATCATGTCTGCCAACTTGCGTGACTTGTCACAGATAGCATTGAGTTCTGATCTTGCCATCTCGCCTTCATAGTCGATATCGGATTGTTCCTTCATTACTTCTTTCTTTTTCTTAAGAAGTTTGAAATCTTCAGCATCAATCTTGTTATTTTTATTAACATCAATCTTGTGCTGGTTGCCTTTAAGAGCTTCGTCAACTTCTTCTTTAAGACGTCCTGACTTTGTTCCGTGGTCAAAGTGTCCACGGTTGTTGCCTTGTTTGTCTTTTGCAATTTGATATTTTGTTGCCTCACCGGATGGATGAGTCATAGACTTAACAACTAATCCACGATCTTTTGCTGAACGTTCCCATTCAGACACGTCTTTAAATAAGCCTCCGATGTTTTCTTCAAGTTTGACTTCTTCAGCTACTTTTTTTGCAGTTGCTGTTGCGATAGCCATCTTCTTGTCCATCGGCATGCCAGGATTATCACGTTCCATTGCCTTGGCGATCTCTTCACGCTTCTTTATTTCTGCGGGTGTGAGAGTCTTCTCGCCTATGATCTTTCTCGTTGTTTCTTTAATATCCCTATCTCTTTCAGGTTCAGATTTTACTTTGAGACCCTTATCATAATCTTCTACAGATTCATCATCATCTTTATAAATTTCTTTAGATGCAGTAGGAACATCCATCCGACGAGGACGGCCATTGAAGAGGACGTCTTGGTCTGTAATGCCAGGAACAAGTTTCTTTGCTTTTTCTATAGCAGCAGGAAGATCTCCGTGCATTGCCTTGAAATTCTTCTCACCCTGTGATAGGGGTTGCTGGATCTCATTGATAAGATTCTTAAATTTCTTCATTTTCGAAACCTTCGTCTGCTTCTGTTTCTGTTTCTAATGAAGTGTCATCCTCATTAGCTGATGTATTCCCAAAAACACTAGCAGCGACATCAGCATACATATTATCAATGTGAGCTGAGACCCTTGATCCCATCTCTAGTGCGACTGCTGACTTTAGGTCTGCTGCATTCTTATCCCACGCATATGCTAAAATATCTTCTACGTTGCTCATGTTTCCTCCAGTAAATTATGTTATATTTATATTATCTTGATGTTCCGATTGGAATACCGGGTTTTGTTTTTATGTTTGAGACGGGTTTGGGTGCAGGTCCTTCAGGCTGTTGATCTTGCTCTTGCTGTGCGACATCAGAACCTTCTTCCTTCATCTCATCCATCATCTGTTTGATATCATCATCTGTCTGCTTGAGGATGTTCTTTCTCACCCAGAGATCAGAAAAGAACCTGCCGATGTATGGTTCCGCCTGTTGCAAAAGCTGTATCCTATTCTGGAGGACTTCTGCTTCTTTGAATTCTTCGAAGTGATTGTCGATCGTGAAGTCGAACGACATGGCATTTTGGATCTCGGGCCAGTCTGCTTCTGATACGATGCCTTTGAGGATCAGTTGTTTTTCTAATGCCTTAGCAAATAGCTGTGAGAAGCGCTTGCGTAATCTTCCCACAAACTTCGTGAACTTGACTTCATCCCTGGAGATTTCTGCACTACGACCCAGGTTGAATCCTGCTGAAGATGGCTCCAATCTTGAGATAGGAACGTTCAGGGCCTGATACAACTTGCGCTGGAAGTAAGTCACATCAGAAAGCTCACCCAGGTTCTGACCTGCAGGAAGGGTCGTGATCTCTGTGCCACGGTTGCCTTCTCTCCTCGGCAACCAGTAATCTTCCAGCATGGTCATGTACTTACGGTCGTCACGTACCTCACCCGTGGACGCATCATACACCAGACGATTCTTGTGCTTGACCATCATGTCACGCAGATACTGTTCTGCCTTGACCTTGGGGAGATTGCCCACATCGATATAGAATATACGGCGCTCGGGAGCGCGGGAGATACGATAGATGACAGTGGCATCTTCTAGCGTTCTCAACTGATTGAGAGGTTTGATCGCTTTCTGGATGTATGAATAGACTAGCGCATTGTTCTTGTCCATGAGGCCTGACGTGACATGAAGGACAGCATCGATTGCTATCCTGATGCCTGCAGTGGAACTTGTATCCATGGGCAGGCCGGCATTGCCGCCTGCAGGGAGGAAGCTCCTGTCATTATACACATAATACTCTCTCTGAGTACTTGTGACAGTGATCCCGCTTTTTGATTTCCTCTTGATCTCACGGATCTTACGGATCTTTCTGGGATCGACGTAACGCAGTTCTTTGATGCCCAATCTAGGGTTCTCTTCATCGATAATCACATGATAATACATCCTGCCATCGACATACCATCTCTTGAATAATTCATAGGATTCAAAATTAAAATTGAACAGAGTTAATATATTAGTGAATTCTTCGCGGATCTTGTCTTTTACCGGATCCGAATAGTTGACTTTATCGAGATTGATCTCTACGATGTTATCAGCATCGGTATCGATAGCTTCATTGACGATATCATCAATCGCCATCTCTAGTTCAGGTTGTAGGGAGATTTCTCTGTATTTTGAGACTAGCTCTGCCTCTGTTCTTGCTGTGCCGTCAAGGTCGATATAGGTGCCATATGCACCACCCGCAGCAACGACCATGGCGCCATCATCTTTTACCTCTGGGGCAAAAGATTCGACAGATTCTTCATTTTTTCGGGTGATACTAAATCCAAATAACTGCATAATAATGTTTTTCCTTAAGAAAGAGAGCCGCTACATGTTATATTTATAACGGCTCTCAATACTTAATTTTTACGAACCACCGGCATTTCCAGTAGTACCATTCAAGACTTCAAATGTATCATACTGGAATTGTACTTGGAATTCTTCGATCACGTCTGTGTCTGCCCAAGCAAGATCAATCGGAGCGATCACTTGTGGGAAGATCCCGTTGAACTGATATGTTCTTAGGATCTCTCCAGCCTTGCCGAACTGAGTGACTGTTGCTTGTGACTTATAAAGACCTGGTGCGCCAGATCCAAGAGCAGTTGTATTTGTCTGATAAAGATTGATATAGTTATTCCAATTTTCCATGGAATTTCTTACTAAAAAGTCTTCATCATTGATGATAGTTACTGTCCATGGAGCAAACACACGATCACCTGCCATCTTGAGTTTTCTTCCAAAGTAAGGTACTTCAATCAATCCCAATTCAGAACTCGGTAGTTGAGCTGTCTTACACAGAAATGGTAACTTAAAATCAGCCACCGGATTGATGGGATTGCTGATGATTACTTGGAATAAAGAAGGCCTAGCACCACCGAAGGTAAGCTGAGCTCTGATATCGTTAATATTGAAAGCCATTGTTCTAACCCTCCCCCTTAAAATCTACCAACAATTTCTTCGAATTCTACGCCAGTGCGCACAGCCACGAAGTTCAGCTGGATAAAGTTAATAGAACGAGCAGGCTTGATGTAGATATCACCTCTGAACTCATTACGATCAATCACTTCTGGAGTATTGTTTGTGTCATCACATACAACTCTGAAGTCAAAGATACCTCTGCGACCCTGTACATCTCTTAAGAAAGGTTCGACTAGGTTACGGAATGAAGCTCTTGTAAATTCATCATTGAACTCGAACAATGTGAACTTAGAAGCAGTGGCAATCGCCTTCTCAAGGACAATGAACAATCTACGAACATTGATCCTGTCGAATGCCGATGGCTTGGCAAGCAGAGTCTTATCTCCGTACAATACGACACCCTGACCTGGGAAGTTAACTACTGGGTTGATCCCGTTCTTATAAAGCTGGTCACGATCTGCTTTGTCTGGATTGAATGCCAATTTAACTACATTCTTGATCTGGCCTCTGTTAAATCCTGCTGGTGAGAACCAAGGATCACGAGTAGTATCTGTTCTCACACACAGACCAGCAGTATCGCCATTCAACGGTACATAACGATATACGTCATTATACTTGTCGTATTGATACTTATAACCAGAATCAAGGACAGCATATGATGTTGATCTCAGAAGGTTTCTAAAATCAATTACGTTCTGAAGCTCACGGCCTGGTACATTGACAGTATCTGCCTGATCAGGAGAGATGAAAGCCACGCAATCTCTTCTGTATTCACAGATGTTATCGATGATATAGTTTGCCAGTTGCTCGCCGTTTCCGCCTCTTCCTTTACCGCCAAGTATCAATGAAATATCAATATCTTCTGCAGATTTAAATTTATCATATGCCAATGCTAGGTTGGCAACTGAGATATCAGTCTCACTTGAACCGGCACCGCCACTTACAAAAGAGAGCGTCTTGTTTGTGGTGATTGTTGGAGCAGCAAAAGAATCGCTAGTGGCACCTGAACCGCCGATGTAATCTGTGGTTGACCATACATATTCTGAGCTTTGATTTAGAACATCACGATAGTATATCGATCCGCCTTGCTCACCCTTAGCATCCGTTGCTCTAGAAAGGTTGGGCCAAACTTCAAGGATCTGACCTGGAATGCCGCTGATTGCACCATCTTCGTCTGCAACAACGATATGAACTTCATCTCTGATTGATGTATTAGATGTTCTATTTGCAACAAAATTTGATACGCCAGGGGCTTTATCTACAGAATTGAAATATTCCCAATTTCTAACAACTAATCCTACGCCGTCAGCATCATTAATAGCGCTGGTTATGCTGATATCTGATCTCTGCCCATATGTTCCATCAAATGTCACATCAAAGAATGTGTTGCTGCTAGTGCTTGTGGCATTTGTAGTAGCTGCATTAGTAGTAGCACCGATGCTAGCAATCTTGAGATATTGAGTTCCAGTAACAGAATTTCCTACTAAAAGAACATCTCCTATGGATAGTCTTTCTTTAAAATCAATAGCCAAAGCACCGGCAGAGTGGACAACATTTTCCGCTAAAGTTCCTACAACTCCAAAAGAAAGGTTTGCTACACTTGAACCTACAGACAGCGTGAACTGGCCAGTTCCGTTTGCAGCCAAAGCAGTGATCGCAGTGACTGTTCCATTATATCCATATAGGATTTGTGAAAACGCATTTGGGGTAGGGC